ACAGGCGACGTAATACTCCACTCTTCACTTATTTGATCAACGCCCTGAAAAACTGTTTGTTGATATCCGTCACCTAATTTATTCATTAACAGTGGGAGTGATGCTTTTTTAGATGCACTCCACAACGGATTTAGGATTAAAACGGGTTTTACGCTGCCATCACTTACGGCATTTTCACAGGCTGTTAAATCTGCATAAAGTCCCGGCGTGCCGTAAACAGAATCAAGTGTGCAACTAAAATTAATGTAATCGTAAGCCATTAATTAAGTGCCTCTTGGACTTGTGAAGCTGTTACCGGGTAGATTTGCAATAATTCCGCTTTAGACTGCCCATTTATTTGCGCTCGATAATTCGGGTCTAATTGTGTTTGATTTAGTAATGCTGTAATTGCGGTTTTTGACTTTTCAGAAAGTAGTCCAGAAACTATCGTAAAATACGCCTCTAATGCTGCTTTATTTCTGGTTTCTGCGGCTGTTCTAATGTCTCCAACTAATCCAGGAATTTTATATATTTCGATAGCTTCCACCGGAGCAATCGCCCCAAATAATTCTAAAATTGCGGGGATTTTAGGGACGGTTGCCTGTGGTGTTGGATTGGGAATTAACGGCTTTTCATTAAGTTGATTTGCAATAACTGGGTAATCTTGATCCTCTACTAATAAAGCGTATTGCTCTTTAGTCAATTCTTCTTTGATAATCTCAATCCTTGCGTTAGTCATTATTAAGCTCCCGTGTAATATCCAATTGAATAGCCGCAAGAATTAGCACCGCTTAAATTTAAGATTAGTGCAGTATTTGCGGCTAATTTCAGTTCTCTTCTTTCAGGAAAAGTCAGTGCTAAACCAGCCCCTTGTGTTTGCCCTAAACAGCGTAATCTATTACTAGAATCCTTGAGAATAATAGTAGTTGCCGTCGCCGATTCATTCTGTAAAACTAAATGAGTAATGTAGATTGAATTTCCCCCAGTTGGCGCGGCTACAATCGTATTATCCCCACTGATTGCAATAGTTCCCGTGACATAGGTAATCGTCGGACGGGTAATACTCCCGTCAATCTGAAAAATAGCAACATCAGGATTCAACGTAGACCCGTCAGATGTTGCGGTTAATGCACGTTGTCTTATTTGTCCAGTTCCGTCTATATATGGTGCTGTAGCCATTTGTTAAAATTCCATTGCAAATACAGAAGCATATCGAGAAGTGAAAATACCTACCCAGTTGTATTTCGTTAGAAGTATCGGGTCAGAAACTACCCAACGCGATGACCTGCCATTGAGATCAACTGCGGCGACTCTGACGTAATATTTCCCTGCGGATATGTTCGCAAACTGCGTTGAGGCAGTTGTTTCAAATCTGCTATTCCCCCACAAACCGTCATCCCCAAGTCGTAACTCAATTGTGTAGCCTGTAATATACGGATCTCGCTCACTTCCCAAAAGCGGAAAATCCCAGACTGCATTGAGATCAAATAGGTCAATCGCGCGGTAACTGAGGGTGATATTCCTGGGAACTGACACAACAACGGGAGGATTGCGGCGGGGTGGCAATGGCTCAAGACTCCAGCCATTTTCAATCTGAGAATATTTGGCAGGGTTGTATTCAATAGCCGTAATTTCGTGCATCATTTCCGTGCTACCGGAACTCGGTACGCGATTTAAAACCCGGAATAACTGCGGCTGTACCGTAGTTGAGGCAAGAATCCAGTTAGACTCCGGCGGTGGTGCTGACGATAGTGCTAGGTTTAGAGTGAGGATTGATGTTATTCCTGGGGAATTAGTGACAGTCCTTTCCTGTACCGTGCCATCTGCAAGCATTACAGTGAGGGTGTATGTTTCACCGGTGAGAATCCCCACAGGATTATCAAGGGTGATTGTCGTAGTGGTAGACGCTGCGATTAGTCCCCCGTACCGAATATCAGCCCTTTTGGAGTCCATCACCCTGATAATATCGCCGGGTTTGGTATAAGCACCATAGGCTCTACATCGAAATGACACAGTTTCCTGTTCTAGTCTGTCAGTCAGTAATGCAGCATAACCCGCTCGTCTTGCTTGACCTCTGGACACACAAGCAAAAGCAGACATTTCTATTTCCCGAACGCCATACTTAGCAATTCCACTGGGGTCATCAATAGTTTCCACTGACCGACGGTAAAAGTCGTCAGGATTTACCCAAGTTACCAAGGCTATGGTATTTCTGGTTTTTAGTCCTGTTCGTGTGTAACTAAACATCCCATCCTCTACGTCGGCTTGAGTAAATTGCGCTACTGGAGATCCGGGCTTGTCTGCCACAAATCCGATTGCTCCAGACATCCAGTAGGAGAAGCCACGAAATATTGATAGAAACTGTTGAATAACGCTATACGCCTCATTCTTGCCCTCTAGCAACAAGTGACATTGAAACCGATGCTCTGTACCACCGTACCCATTACTCACATACTCATTGCAGTATTGGCTGATCTCGTACAATGCCCATTTATCAATTTGGGATTGATTAATATACCTGCCAAGTCCATAGCGGGTGTTAGTGATCAGGTCATAGAGTATCCACGCCGGATCTGCCACTGCCACTGATGGGGTGTAAAATGTTCCGTTCCAAGTTCCGCTATACGTCAGTCCCCTTGTACCTGTTGGGGTGGCATTTGATGGTATCTGAATTTTCCGCCCTGCCAACCTTAGGGATATTTGCGGCGTGTCTTGGAATTGTGCAGCATCAAATCTGAACCCAAACATCGCGCTATTAGGGTATTTGAGTTTAGTTTCCGTGACTTCAGTAAATGAGCGCCATGTTAAAACTCGCTGATACCTTGTAGAGTCGGTATCTTGGGGCGTTACTCGCTCAACTCTGACGCTAAAATCTGTTACTGTGCCACCGACATTATTGACCGCAAAAGCATATTCAAATTCTGTAAGGGTTGCAAAGCGTCCGCCTAAGTTGCCCTCATAAGCTAGATAGAACGCCCCCGCACCTTGTTTTAGGTAAATCCTAAAAGTTACATTTAAGCCCAAAACCCCGCCGTCTGGGGGGTATTCCTGAAGCACCACGCCCAGGCGGATTCTAATAATATCTAAATTTCCATTAGCGATGGTGCGAGTGATGGGAAGGTTGTTCTTAACCTCAGTAGCAACACTGGTTTCGCTAGTGACCTCATCCCCAAAACCCGGCATTCTTCCCTGTGCCTGTGTTCCGGGTCGCCAGTCCCAGCCAAAATCCTGGAAGTTGAGCGAACCATCGGCATTTTGCACTGGAGTTTCATCGAAATAGACGGATTGCAGCCCGTTAACCAGTCCCTCAATTTCCCCTTCTGACACAATCCCCAGCATTGCAGCGTTAGACACGGAACGCCCTGATATAGCTGTTTCTGTCGGCTTGGGTGGGGATTTTTTACGGCCCCCACTACCACCAAATCCTTTAAATTGTTTTTTCGGCATAAGTCGTATTTAAGTTACGACTTTATTTTTGCCTGTTGTCGGGCTTAATCCAATTTTCGTTAGACAGCCTACATGAGGCAAATTGATTGAACAATCTTTTTCTCAATGGAGAATATGAAATTACGTAACCCCAGAAAAACCCTTGAATGCAAATCACAGAGCTAATCCGTCCTTTGTTCCATTCACAATCAAAGTTATCTGGATGCTGAAATAGTATTTTTTGACCCTCTTTGTATTTAGGTTCGCCTATCAAAATGCCACCCCCATTTCAGTCAAATTCTGTTGATATTCCCGTTCTTGTTGCTCAAATTCCCTCTTGATCAACCTTCTCCAACCCCTGCGACAAATCTTGTATGATTCACTGAAAAACCACATCACAGCACGCTTCACGGATTTAACCACCGACTCAACATTTACTTCAATTAGCGATCGCTCAAAACCCACAGAATTAAACTGAATCATTCCATAAAATAGGGAGTCAAACAGCGTCAACATCAACGCCCCTTTATGTTCTGGCAACAGGTCAAAGGGGTCTGTATCTGGAAATTTCCGTATCATCTTCTCTTTCCAAAGCTGATAAGCACATCTATATAATTGCGCCATTCCCACCAAGTCCATATTTTCCAATGTGGGAGGAATAACAGTTGTGCCGGACAATTTAGGAGTGAAGTCCAAAAACCCCAATCCCCAGACTTCCTCAATTTCCCCTGTGTCTTGATTAGTGCGAGTTTTCCAAAGTCCAGTTGATAGCAGTTGTCTCACGTTTCTACAGCTATGTTCGGAACTACAAGCACCACTCCAGTGTTTCTTGAGATATGCCGACAGGTAAATATTTGTCATCTCAATAGATGCTGCACCTGTCTGGGATGCGGCTATTATCTCCCCTGCTTTTTCGGGAACAAGCTTATTATTCTCCAGTAGTTCTAATCTTTCGAGGGCTGCCCAACAGTAAGCGTTGGTAACTCCCATGACCGCTAAAAGTTGCGGTGTGTTCAAATCTTGGATTCTGTCAAAGATTTCTGATTCTTTTTTCAGAAAGTCTTGTTTTGTTATTTGGTGTTGTGTTATCATAAGTTTATCAAAACCTCGCTTTATTTTTTTGAACGCCGCCCTTGAGTAGGATCTTGGGTGGCTAATTTATTTTAGCCCTAAATTATCGGGAAATCAATAATTTCATCAATACTCTAATAGCTGCATCGTTAAAACCGCTCTACACCCAGTTTTCGGTACTTGAGGACTATATGCTTTTACTTCTATTACAAACGAGAAGAATTTGAGATCAAAAGAGGAATTAAATTAAAAGAGAAAATAAAATAACTGCTCTCGTTTGATATAAATGAAAAGCATATAGTCCTCAGATAGATTCAGGTAGATGGTAAACAGTAAAATAATAGACTTCCGTTGATGGTTTCCTCATTCGCGTGAGACTCTTGACTTATAGACTTTTCTCTGATTGTGCTATACAGTTAGGTATTGTATTAGGAAAAACTGTATGGCACGCCCGAAAATTAATGGAGCTACTATTTTGATTAGGCTTTCCCCTGGTGAGAAGGAGAGGTTAAGCCGTAAGTTGATAGCGGCCGGATTTGTCTATCGCAGGAAGGGAGAAGTGGAGGCTGGGTTCACACAATGCATGAAAGCCTTATCTAGTATGCCTTTGGAGTTTTTTGAAAAAATTTTTGAAAAAGGGGTTGACATTCCAGAATAAGTGCTATACAGTTATAAATGTAGAGAGGAAAGCAAACACTACTCACAATCAAAAGAAATCATGAAAACCGTACAAGAAATCAAAGAGCATATCAACTTTTTAAACAAACAAATCAATTGGTATAAAGGCAAAGGCGGAAAGCTCTTGACTCAAAAAAGAGCTTTAGCTAGACCTTCTGATTCTGACAATCAAGATTACGACAAATCTCCTGAGCAAATTGTTCAGGAAAGCCAAGAATTGATAAATAAACTGGAAGTTGATTTAATGTCCGCTCAATTTAGAGAAGGACAATCAACTTATAGAGTAAATTATCAAAAATCAGTTTTAGGGATGTTTCAAATGGGCAGCGTTTTGGTGCAAGCCCACACAGCAGAACTCGCGTTAAGTCAGGTAGATGGTGCTGTTTCAGTATCTCTCCATCAAGAAGGGGGGATAAAAGATTTAGAAAACCAAATCTCCGCTTTAGCGGAATGGATTTAATGCCCTTATTTCAACCCACACCCTCGAACAAATCCTTTGCCGAAACCCGTCATTTCTGACGGGTTTTTTTATTGCCTAACTCGGCTGGTAGGAAGTCGTAATCTTGGCAGAGATAATATACATCCCCACCAATGCCACCCCGTAAATTATTGGCACACGCCCCCCTTCTTTAACGGTCGTTGACGTACCACCAAACACCAGTGATTTTTTGTCCTCTCTAGCGTCAGGTGATTCTTGCCGTCCGAACAGGGAAGAAATACCACCCAGTAGCAAAGCACCCCCTGTCAGAAATAGAGTTGCTGAAGATAGCCCCAGGAAGCCCGCTGGCCCAGTTAAAAACCCCGCCGCAATCAGTGCCACGCCTGCAATAATTTTACCAGCTGCACCAGCACCAGCGATTACAGGCATGATTCTGATAGATTGCACCTTTTTGGAAATTGGGCATTTTAGATGCTGTTCTTCAATCTCCTGATACCCTACCTGAATTTGATAGGATACGCCACGGTTAGCAGCTTCAAATAGGTAGTTGGCAAAATCTTTGAAGTTAGCACGTAGTGCCGCCACAGCTTCGGCAACACTAGATACAGCAACGGTAATTTGTGAGGTAAAATAGTCTGCAAGTTCACCTTGTAAGTAGATTGTGATCATGGATTGTTTAGGTGTGAATAACATGGATGAAATTCCTGAAATTAGAGTAAATATTCAGGGCAAGCTCATCTCTAGCTTGTTGGATGAATCGTGGTTTTTGGAGTTAATCAAAATCATCCCTGAAATCAAAACATTGCTTGTTAATGGTGTTTTGACGGGCGTTTGTTTAACTACCATGACGTTCGCATTTCAGGTAAAGATGAAATATGCTGACGATACAAGTACAGCAAGCGTCAAGTTAATGACGCTTGGGTATAAGGTGAATATCTTTTAATTTGAGATCAAGCGTCAGCGTAACTATCACCCAGGATTTCTTTTGCTTCTGCGACCGTTATCGTGGTTTTTGCTATTCTCCCACTAAGTAAATTTTGCAAAAGATATCCTTCAAGTTCCCACAGTTTATTTTCGACTTGCTCCCTAGCGTATTTCCTGCCCAGTTCAATATCAAAATTAGCAGGGTCAACACAACTACCCACGCCAATAATTGCAAATCCATTGGTAAACTTATAGCTTACTACGTGCTGTTTCCCATGAAATGTGTGTTCTTCTGTTTCTGCTGAATCCAGTAGATGATTAATGTGTTCTTGCGTGATCTTATTCATAAATCCCTTTTAAGTATATATGTCCTACCCTATAATTCCCCTGATCCCAACCTGGGCTAATCCAGAAACCGAAACCGCTGATATCGCCAAAACTAAATATGGTGAAACTGGAGTTGAACGCCGTACCACCAAGGGTATTAATACCATTAGCAGTGCGTGGGATATCAGCATAAATATTATTAATTTTGCAGAAGTAGATGAATTTCTCAGG